GCAAGACTAAACGTAGCCAACCAATCAGACGGAGTGGCTAGATACTTATTCCCGCTAGTCATGTTTCCCGTCATATTCTTACGGAACGCAGGCATCTGCACCGTATTAAAGATACTTTGCTCTGCCAGCTGTACAAACCGAGCAAGCTGGGCAGGAGACGTAAAAGCGCCTACCGTTGCTGGGAAATCGTTCTCAGCAAAGCCTTTAATTGCGGTGGTTAATTCCGTGTAATTCATTACGCCATTGGTCCTCGTGCCATTACACCCTTAGTGGCTGCGCCAGTACCACGGATTTTAATGCCCGTAGTTTTAATATTGTCTGCGCCTGGATCGCCCATTGATACACGTTTTGCTGGCATACTAACTGTAGTGCTATTTGCAGATACAGTATTTGGGTCTACCATCTTCGCTTTGGTTGCGTTCATTTTTTTCCCGTCCATAGTATGTGGCTCGGCATAGACTTTGGCATCGCCAACCTCTTTACCCATAACCTTTTTGCTAAATTTAGCCATGATTAACGACCCCGTCCTGCGGATTTACGCATACCTTGGTTCTGAACCTTAGCTAAATTACGTCCAATTTTCTTCATTACATCTTGGTCTTTGCCTAACATTTTTGGCTTTGACTTGAGTACTGAGGCTGTTGGACCGCTATCGCCTAAATTGCGACCCTCTGTCTTGCCTTTTTTGGCTACGCCATCTGCATCCCGTTTAAACATTTTCTACTCCTAAGTTGTTGTTACTGTTACGCTACCCACCAAACAAGACGGGGCAAGATCATTAGGGGTTAACCCGTCATCTCTAGACCCTCCAACAGGGTTCCATCCCCACTGAAAAATTCTGCTACCACCCTGTGGTGCTCCATTAGCATCTGGGTTAACACTATTTGTTAATATTACCTGTAAACCGTTGTTTCCAGAAACTGTATAACTTAAATCTGGTCTTGGTTCCCGAACCGCTTGAGGGTCATCAACAGGATACATACCTAAAGATAACTGCGGCTGGTCTGGTTCCCAACACTCATTACAAACTTTAATATTCTTCATTTGCTGCTTTACAACCAGCTTTCTAAGCTCTTTTAGCTTATACCGCTGACCGCATCGATCACACTCCGCAATGGCAAACTTGCCACTACTGTACTTACTAGCCATAGAAGCTAGTCCTTGGCACAAATCTAGAAGCTGCCTTTTCCCTATCCTCCGTAGATGCCATCAACCATTGCTCTTCATATTCTTGCTTTAAAAATTGCATTCTTGGTAACGCATCTGGCAACTTTTGCGATAAATAAAACGCCAATCCCGCTACCATACAAGGCAGCAAACGGAAAGGAATGTCTGGCTCTACCGCACCATTAGTACCAGCGTCTTGTATTCTGCGTAGTCTCCAATAAATAAAAGTATAAGGGCTACCACCAGCATCGGGGGTGGGCCAAACGTTTATGCATGGAAGGTTTTTGTTGGTAATTGCAGCGCCAGTAGTATGAGCAGCAGCAGTTGTACCGCTTTGACCACGGTAGCAATTTATTAACTGATTGCCAGAAACGTTGGCGTAACCAATAATTTCTGAGTCAATCTGAATGAATCCACCGCTGGTTAACTGGCTTGCATCGCTTACAGTAATAGTGGTATCGGCAGCTGTAATTGTGCCGTTTAAAGTAGCAGTAGTGGCGTTACTCTGACCAGTTTGGCGGTTAAACCAAACCTGAATAGGGCGACCAGTAGTCAGCTTATTCGGTATTGTGGAGTAGGTAGACTCTGAAATACGGGTGATATTGATGTCAATTTGAGTGCTTTGAATACCGTTGTTTTGACGAACAACAGTGTCTAAAAGATCAATGGTATTGGTGGGAACAGGGTATATTCCTTGTCCAGTGACCATTTCGATCTGACCTTGTTCAATAGTCCAAAGGTTAATACCACGATTAGCCCACTCTACAGTCAATAGGTTTAAAGACCTACGTGCGGTACGCATATCGTAGCCAGTACGCAACTCCATACCACAACGCTCAAAAGACTCCTCTATGAGGTTATTGAGGTCTAAATTAAAGGTAGTTGCGCCTGATGTGCTCATATCTTCCTAAACGGCTTTACTTTTGCTTTTACTTTTGCTGGCTGCGGGACGAACTGCTTTCCCGCTGCTTTTCCCGCTCGTTTTGCTCGTGTTGTTGCTGCGTACTCTTGGGGACTTAGCGACTGAATTGCTTTTTTTGGCAGGTACCGCTCGCCTGTTTCGGACGACTTTTTCCCTGACTTGGTCGTCCACTTTTGGTCGCCCCAAGCCTTTAAAGAACGTTGTGATTTTGCTAATCCAGTCATTTATATCCACCGCCAGCCGCCTTGTATTTTTTAGCTACTAATTGCGCTTTCCGAGCTGACCATTGACCTGCGCCAGTACCATGAGTTGCAGCCGCCTTAACTTGAGAAACAATCCGCTTACGCAAGCTAGGTTTGGTGTAGTTACCAGCAGCATTAACTTTACCGCCTTCTGCAAACTGTGTAAAGTCGGTATCGTCCCTGCGGGCTTTCTTCTTCCCGTTGGGCATTTTAGAGGGGGAGATAGCTCCCATTCCCCTGCTCGGTCTCATACCATCTTCCCACGAGTTTTGCCCTTAACACAGCATCCGTCTGCACGTTTAGATGCAGAAGATACTGAACCGCCTTTTTTCATGCCAAGAGCTTTGTTTACTTTAGCCTGAGAGGAGTCTGGATTCTTTTCATCCATCTTACGCATACGCTCCGTGGATTCTTCGTTCTGCTCTTTAGTGCCCATAACTTTGTCTTTGATGCGTCTTCCCACATCAACACCAATTGCTGGGACATAAGAAGCAGCCGCTAACCCATAGCGCCCCATGCCACGTGCGGTGCTTTTAGGAAAGTCCAACATATCCTCAACTGCTGCGTCCGCCATTTCTGCAACTCTGGTTGAAGAAGGATAGTTTTTCCGTCTTTCTTCGCTGTATTTTTCTTTATTAGCCATGATTAAGCCCTTGTTTTTCCACGAATTGCGCAGCCATCTGCACGTCTAGAAGCCATGCCACCAGATTTCATATTCTTGCTTGAAAACGCTTTTTCAACTATTGCCACACGTTGAGGCTTGGTGGTAACTTTGTTAACAATCTTTTGACGCTCTGACTTAGTTTTATCTTTGTCGTAAAACCCAGCTTTTTTCATATCCGCTTTGGATACTGTACCGCCACGTTTAAACGCACCAGATCCACCATCACCTGCGTCTTCTTTTTGTTTTTTAACTGGAATCTTTTTGCCAGACTTATTAGTGACCGTTTTAACGCCTACATTGTCAGCTGTCCCGCTAAAGTTTGGTTTACCTTGTCTAACAGGAATATCTTTACCTTTAATGGTGCGTGTTCTGGTTGGCTTTAAAGCTTCCATAGCTTCAGATGGGTTAAACCCTTCTTCAGCTCTACGAGTAACGTTTTTAGCTGCCGCCTCAGAAGCCTGTTTAGCCGCACGATCTGTGGCTATTTTACTAGCTAATTTTGTTCCCGCAACTTGTAATGCTTTTACTCCACCGCCACCGATAATCATTTCTTCTGGGCGCACTGGAATTAATTCTTGCTTTTTTTGTATACTTTCTATGCGTGCTTTTTCTTCAGCTGGCATAGGAGGAGCTAATTTTACCGCTGGAGTCTTAGGAACAACGGTTGTTACTTTGGGAGCTTTCATTGCTGAGTCGTATAAATCACCATACTCATTGCGCTTGATTGACCCCTTAACTGTTCCCGTTTCATCCGCAATATCAGATCCTTTAATGCCCTCAAGACCTTCAACAGATTTCATAGCACGAGTACGAATATCATCATCGATAGAAGCACCTTCGTTTCTACCCATTTTGGTTTCAAAACCGCCTTGAGAAAACTTGCGCAGTTTCTTCTTCATGTTAGCAAGCTCCGCCTTTTTTCATGGTAACCATCTTGCCTTTGGTTTTGCCTTTAATTTCAATGCCGCCGCCACGAGCCATCTTCTTAGGGGCGCAAGCCATGCCACCCTTTTTGAGAGTGGCTAGATTGGTTTTTTTGCCGCCATGCTGTTGTTTGTCGTGCATCCCAACGGCTTTTTTAACAACCTTTTTGTCCATCTTAATGTCTTCGTGTTTCATCATTCCGCCTTTTTTCATGTAGCCCATCTTGTTACGCACTTCGGTTGGTAATTTAGCCAAGCCTGGATTGCTATCAGCATTGGTTTCTTTTAAGCCGCCTTCTTTAAATTTACGACCCTTATCTGCTTTCATGTAGTCTTCCCCTACTGATTTAGACACGCCAACTTTCTTGGCAAATTTAGGGTTGTTGGCTACAGCAGCCATAAACCCGTGTTGTTTTTTAGAGACACTTGGCATTATTTATTTCCTAATAAGCTCGTCAATTTTGCTTTCAAGCTTGTTAAACCTTGCGTCCATATGCTCAACAATGCGCTCAACTTCTGCTTTAGTAACGTTATCACGGGCAACCTCTTCTCTTGTTTTGTTTAACAAAATATCAATGCGCTTAAGTTCGTTGAACTTTTCATGCATCATATAACCAATCAGGGCTACAAATATAGTTAATCCGCCCGTCCAGAGTTCCATCATATTTAGCATTTCCACCTCGCTAAAGAGGCAGCCTTTCTGGTTGGTCTGCCTTTTTCATCCTTCATTGGACCTGGCATACCTGACATACGGGCACAAAATGATTTCTTTCTAGACCCGCCTTCAGGCTGTGGAGCCTTTAGATTCGAGCCAGTAGCTTTATTATACTTAGCACGACCTTTGGCGGTAAGCCCAGCGCCCTTAGATACAGGCAACTTTTCACCACGACCAA